TGTAGAGTTTACCTTTACACAAGACACATTCAATCAAATCCTCAAGGCATCTGCTGTTCTTGGTGTTCCAGATGTAGTTCTGAAGGGAACTGCTGGTGGTACAATCGACTTGACTGTTACTGATAGAAAGAACGATACATCTAATGACTTCAGTATTTCAGTTGGAGAAAATTCGCCAAGTGACTTTACCTACTTCTTCAAAGTAGAAAACCTCAAACTTCTTTCTGGTGATTACAAGGTACAAGTATCTTCAAAGGGCATTTCGCATTTTACTAATGTGAACAAGTCTATCGAATACTTTATTGCTCTAGAAGCTGCCTAAACCAGAAGGAAATATATTATGAATGATGTGATGTTGTGGGTGGAGAAATACCGTCCATCGAAAATCAGCGAGTGTATTCTCACTGATGATTTGAAAAAGACTTTCCAGACCTTTGTGGATGAAGGACATATTCCTAATCTACTATTATCAGGCGGGCCTGGCGTAGGTAAGACCACAGTTGCAAAAGCAATGCTTAATGAACTGGGCGCTACTTACATGATGATTAACGGTTCTGAAGAATCAGGCATTGATGTTCTCAGAAACAAGATTAAGAACTTTGCTTCTACTGTCTCTATGGATGGTAATCGTAAGTTTGTCATCTTGGATGAGGCAGACTATTTGAATCCACAATCTACACAACCAGCGTTGCGTGGATTTATTGAAGAGTTCCATAAGAACTGTGGTTTCATCTTAACCTGTAACTTCAAGAACCGTATCATCGAACCTTTGCATAGTCGATGCTCTGTAGTAGAGTTTCGTATTCCTGCCTCGGACAAACCCAAACTTGCTGGTGCATTCTTCAAACGAGTGCAGTCTATTCTACAGGAAGAAAAGGTTCAGTTTGAACCAAAGGCAGTTGCTAGTGTTGTGGAGAAATACTTCCCAGATTGGCGTAGGGTTCTGAATGAACTGCAAAGGTATTCTGCTTCTGGTATGATTGACAGTGGAGTTCTAGTCAATATCTCAGAAACAAATATGAAAGACTTGGTTACTTTTCTTAGAGAAAAGGACTTTAAGTCTATTCGTAAATGGGTTGCCAATAATCTTGACAATGACCCCACTCGTATATATCGTAAAGTTTATGACATACTTTATGATGAAGTTCAACCACAAACTGTGCCACATCTTGTTCTCGCAACAGCAGACTACTCATACAAGTCTGCCTTTGTCGCTGATCAAGAAATCAATATGCTTGCATATATGGTTGAGATTATGACACAGGTGAATTGGAAATGATAATTTGGGAATATTGGTGCAAAGCCATTGGACAAAAATCTTATGATGAGAACAAAAAAGCAGATGTAGTAGCAATGATTAGAACAGTATGGGTGTCTCTTCATATTGTTACTTGTTCTATGATTATTCTAGGCAACTCTAAAATCTTGGGGTGGTGGTAATGTCATATGAACTAAAACACTATCTCAAATCTATCAACGAAACAAAGGAAAATCTGATGGAATCAGATGATCCTATGTGGGAGAAGAAGTATTCCCCCTATATCATTAACAAGTGTTTAGCGCCCTTTAATGATACTATAATGTTGGTAAATGAGATGAACATGAGACATCATCTCGACACCAAACTTCAATATGACTTTTTACTAAATACTATTAGATCGAAGAAACGATATGCGCCTTGGGTAAAGGCAGATAAGTTGAAAGATTTAGAGTATGTAAAAGAGTATTTTGGTTATAGTAATGCAAAGGCAAAGGTCGCTCTTCAGATACTTGATAATGAACAGATAACCACTATTAAAAATAGTTTGAATAAAGGTGGAAGAAAATGAATGAAATTGAATGGCATCCAGAAACGATGCTAGAAGTAAAACTAAAAGAACCAGATGACTTCTTAAAGGTTCGTGAGACACTATCTCGTATTGGTGTCGCCTCTCGTAAAGAGAGAAAACTCTATCAATCATGTCACATCCTACACAAACAAGGTAAGTATTACATTGTCCATTTTAAGGAGTTGTTTGCTCTTGATGGTAAGGATACTAATCTAAACGAAAATGATGTATCAAGACGAAACTCAATCGCTGGACTACTAGGTGATTGGGGGTTGATTGAAATCGTAGGTGAAGCAGAACCCAAAGCACCTCTGTCACAAATCAAAGTGATTGCCTTCAAAGAGAAGGATGAGTGGGAACTAGAAACAAAATATAATATCGGTAAGAAAAGAGAACAATAAGTGGCACAATCTTTTTCTAATTTTATCACAGAAGAAAAAAAAGAAGAAAACTACAATGTAGTTATTCTTACAGTTGAGTTTGGCGACAAATCAATTACTGCTAAGAAGTTTGAAAAGGAAGCCCAAAAAATGGGTATGAAAACTTTTCTTGCAAACTTCAAAGAAGTCTCTTTGCATTTCAGTGATGGCAAACATACACTTTCTGATGGTAAAAAAGAAATAGAAATTGATAAGTCTGATACTGTTGTTTTTGTTCGTGGAACACCAACAAGAGACAGTATGCTTGATTTAATTTCTGAACTGGAAAGATTGGGTATTACTTGTATTAACAACAGAACTACAATCAGTATTTGTGCTGACAAATATCGTAGTTATGTTAGACTGAAAGATTTTAGATTAAATCAACCAAAGACTGTTTTGATTCCAAATGAAGAGAGTGTCGAACAGGCACTAGAAGAACTGGATACAAAATTTCCAATTATTCTTAAAACACTTAGAGGTTCTAAGGGTGTAGGTGTTTTGTTTATTGAATCGGAAAGAGCTTTAGATTCAATTGTGCAACTTCTTTATAAACAAGATAAAGACACAGATATTCTTATTCAAGAATACATTAAAACTGAATATGATGTTCGTGCAGTTATTGTTGGTGGACAGATTATTGGAACAATGCGTAGAGATGTTATTGAAGGAGATTTTCGTTCTAATGTCTCACAGGGTGCAACACCAAAACCATATAAGTTATCAGAGGAAGAAATTCGTCAGTGTCTAATCGCTGCAAAGGCAGTAGATGGTGATTGTGTTGCAGTTGATTTTATCCCATATAAAGGACAACCATATTTCTTGGAAGTAAATAGTTCGCCAGGCACTGATGGTATTGAGGATGCAAATCCAAACTTAAATATTGCAAAGATAATCTTGCAACACTATAGAAATCTAGATAATAGATATTCTGTTCCAACAAAATGTGGATACCACGAAATAGTATCTATTGCTCCCTTTGGAGAGATGGAAGGAAAGTTCGACACTGGTAATGGTATTCTCTCAGTTCTTCATGCTGAAGATATTAAAATTAATGGTAAGAAGATTACCTTTACATTAAATGGTAAAACAATTACTACAAACCTTATAAAGATGTATAAAGCAACAACTGGTGGTGGAGTAGATGAACGCCCAGTTGTCGAATTGGAAATGGAATTCCTGGGCCACACTTATCAGTTCATGTTCGGCCTTGATGATAGAAGTGAAATGGGAACTGATGTTCTGATGAATCGGTTTGCTATGAAAACAATGAATGTCATGGTAGACCCTCAGAAGAAATTTATTTTGACAACAAAACAAGGAGAAGATAATGCTACTTGATGCAGTAAGAAAACACGCAGAAGGACACATTGCAAAACATAAAGCAAATGTTTTTGTGTACCTAAACAATCCAGCTGGGATTGGAGAACACTCAGATATTATTGATGCCGTAGAACATGAACTAATGGAAATGGCAAAATATCAAGATCAATTAGAAATGCTGGATAAGTATTTCGCAAAAGAAGAACAGACTCAATACACTCTTTTCTCTTGACAAATCCCCCTAATGGTGGTATATTTACATAATGAAATTTTATACACATATCGCCCAATGGGGCAATCAATTACTTGTTCGTGCTGTAGAGAATGGGGTTCGTAGTAACTACAAAGTTAAATACGAACCCACTCTCTATGTTCCTGTAAAAAAAGAAACAGGTTGGAAAACTCTGGATGGCAAGAATGTCAGTCCAATGAAATTCCTCAATATCAAAGAGGCGAAAGAGTTTGTAGAACAGTACGAAAGTCAACCACATCTCGTTTATGGTTTGACAGGTTTCCCTTATACATACATTTCAGAAAAATATCCAAAACAGATTCAATTCGATAGTTCGCAAATGCGAATTGTCACTATTGATATTGAGGTGGAGTGTGAGAACGGTTTCCCAAATGCCGATCAGGCACTTGAACCAATGCTTGCAATCACAATCAAGAACCATGATACAGGACGTATTAAGGTTTGGGGTTTGCATGACTACAATAACACTAGAGAAGATGTTCAATATATTCAGTGTGCAACTGAACGTGAACTTCTTGCACAGTTTCTTGCTTGGTGGGAAAGTGACCATCCAGATGTAATCACTGGTTGGAATACGGAGTTCTTTGATATTCCTTATATCTGCAACCGCATCAAATCTCAAATGGGTGAGGACGCCATGAAACGTCTATCGCCTTGGGGTGTGGTAAACTCTCGTATGGTTAATTCTGGTTTTGGTAAGAAGGATCAAGTATATGATATTCTTGGTGTTGAAGAAGTTGACTATCTGCAACTCTACAAGAAGTTTACATATACTGGACAAGAATCATATCGTCTTGACCACATCGCTTTTGTAGAACTCGGCGAACGCAAAGATGAAAACCCATATGAGACCTTTCGTGATTGGTATACTAAAGACTATCAGTCATTCCTTGACTACAACATTCAAGACGTTGAACTAGTCGATAGGATTGATGACAAGATGAAACTCATCGACCTCATTCTTACTATGACATATGAGGCGAAGGTAAACATCTCTGATTCATTTACATCAGTTAAGTATTGGGATGTTCTTATCTACAACCATTTGCGTGAAAGAAAGATTGTCATTCCACAGAAACTTGGGCATAAGTCTAAGGGTGAAAAGTATGTGGGTGCATATGTTAAAGAACCACAGGTTGGACAGCACAAATGGGTTATGTCTTTCGACTTGAACTCTCTATATCCACACTTGATTATGCAGTACAATATCTCACCAGAGACTTTGTTGCCTAGAGTTGCAGAAGGTATTGACGTTGACTATATGTTGGGTGGTAAGAAACTGCCTCATGTCAACAATACAACGATGACACCTAACGGTGCAATGTTCTCAAAACAACATCAAGGGTTTCTGCCTGAGATGATGCAGAGTATGTATAATGATAGAACCATCTACAAGAAAAAGATGCTTGAGGCAAAACAGAAATATGAGGATACGAAGGACGCTAAATACTTAAAAGATGTTTCTCGTTTCCACAATATTCAGATGGCGAGAAAGATTTCACTGAACTCTGCTTATGGTGCGATTGGCAATGAGTGGTTTCGGTATTATGATTTGAGAATTGCAGAAGGTATTACAACTTCTGGGCAACTATCCATTCGTTGGATTGAGAAGTCTTTGAATTTGTATCTCAACAAACTTCTGAAAACAGATGGAGATGATTATGTTATTGCGTCAGATACGGATTCAGTATACATTACTTTTGACAAACTTGTTAATAAGGTGCTTGAAAAGAGAACAGACGAGTCGGAGGATTCGTATCGCAGCAGGGCGGTTGACTTCCTTGATCGAATTGCTCAAGAGAAGATTGAACCTTTTATTGATAAGTCTTATCAGGCTCTTGCTTCGTATGTAAATGCATACGATCAAAAGATGCAGATGGCACGAGAGGTGATTGCAGACAAGGGTATCTGGACTGCAAAGAAAAGATACATCCTCAATGCATGGGATGTGGAAGGTGTTCGTTATCAAGAACCACAACTCAAGATTATGGGTATTGAGGCAGTTAAATCATCTACGCCTGCCCCCTGTCGTGAAAAGATTAAACAGGCACTGAAGATTATCATGTCTGGTACGGAGAAAGACATTAATGATTTTATCCAAGAGTTTCGTGATGAATTCATGCAGTTGCCTCCAGAAGAAATTGCATTCCCTCGTGGGTGTAATGGTATTGCAAAGTGGAGTAGTTCATCAGGCATCTTTAAGAAGGGTTCTCCCATGCACATCAAAGGCGTTATACTTTACAATCACTTTCTGAAGAAACAGAAGTTGACTGGCAAGTATCCTCTTGTGCAAGAAGGTGAGAAAATCAAATTCTTGAATATGAGAACGCCAAACCATATGCAATCTGGTGTTATCTCTTTTATTACTAAATTACCAAAAGAGTTTGACATTCACAAATATTTGGATTATGATATGCAGTTCGATAAGGCATTCGTTGAACCTCTGACATTTATCTGTAACCAGATTGGTTGGAAGATTGACCGCTCTTATGGAACACAAACAACACTTGAGGACTTTTTTGGATGATACTAGAACGAGATGATGCGATATATGCTGCTACAAAGTTGATGAACTACTTCAAAGACTTTGGACGGATTGACGATTACTTTCGTGCTAGAAAGATTGAACGTGTACGAAACATTCCGACTCCTCTGCCAGGCATGAGTTTGGAAGATGATATGTTTCAAGACTACGATATGCATCCAGAAGATATGGACTTCAAGGTTATGCAGATTCCTAACAAGACATTTGATACTATGTTGGAAAAGGTTGCATCATTCAGTCCAGATGAGAATCCAGGCAAGACTTTGAAACTGGTTGTTATGGAAACAAACACTAATACAGTAGTTGGTTTCATTCGCTTTGGTTCTCCACTAATCAACTCCAAACCTCGTAATGATTACTTGGGTGGTGTTCCAGATTTGGATATCTTCAACAAACGTGCAATCATGGGTTTCAACATTGTTCCAGTGCAACCATTTGGTTACAACTATCTTGGTGGTAAACTGATGGCGGCAATCTGTTGTTCTCATGCAAGTCGTAGGATGCTAAACGAAAAGTATGACACGGAGTTTTGTTTGTTTGAGACTACATCCCTCTATGGCAATATTAAGGGTGCGTCAATGTATGACGGTATGAAACCTTTCCTCAGATACAAAGGTGATACTCAGTCTAAGTTTCTATTGACGCTTGGTGAGGATATCTATCCAGAGATGAGAGATTGGTTCACCGAAAAGAATGGTGGAGAAGAATTGATTCACAAAGGTGCATCATCTCGTAAACTCAAGATGCAGACAAAAATGGTTGGACTTGTAAAACAAAGTCTCGCTAAATATGATAAGAAAGCATATGACTTGTTCTCAAAAGAAATTGAGAAGGCAAGTGATGTAACTACACAAAAGAGATTCTACATGGGTGAGTATGGATATTCAAATGTAAGAGATGTTCTTTTGGGTAAAACAAATGTATTGACAAAAGCAGAAAACTATGATAAATTTGAACTTGAAAATGTAATTGCGTGGTGGAAAAAGAATGCCACCAAACGATATAATAAAATGATTGCAGAGGGCAAAGTTCGTACAGAACTAGAAGTCTGGAATCAAGATACTATGAATAAGATTGATATTATACGATGAACATTACTATTGCAAGATTAAGATCAAATGTGAAATACAACGGGCCTTTAGAAACTGTCTTGGATAGTTTCTTTGAGAACTATGTAAAATGGATGCGGGCGAACCCACAACACAAGTATGACACATATAATGTTTCTTTCAGTCAGAGTAGACCAGAAAGAACACCAGATACAATCAAGTGGGCAGATGTGATTGTCATTCCATCCGATTCAGAGTTTCGTTATCATGGCGAACTTCAAATGAATCCAAAAGATTTGGCAAAGTCTGAAAGTCATATGGAAACTATTCGCCCATACTTTGAAGGTAAGACAGTAATCATGTGGAGAAGTGATAGAGGGGATACTGAAGAACTCTATCGTAACAATACTTTTAAGGGGGTGAATCTCAAATCATTCCACACGATTGATGAAATTGATTTCTCTGGTAACATACATGGAATGAAGTATCACTTCATTCAAACATTAAAGAACCCTCTTGCTGATATGATGGGAACAGAGAAAACCATCGACTTTGGTTATTGGGGCAGAATGAAACACGGTAACGATAGAGAAAAGACTATTCGTAAAATCTATCGTTCAGAATTATCTACTGTAATGGTTGGCGGATTTCCATCTGGTGTTAAACGACAATCTGCTTGGATTAAGGATTGGAAGGAACTCTATCCACTACTAGAACCCGCTAGATGCACGTTGTGTTTTAACTGGTTAGACCAGACTGCAACGACCAGTAGATACCCAGAAGCACTTTCAATTGGTATGATACCTTTTGTTTGGCAAGACTATGACAGTAATAACACATATATGATTGATGATTGGCAGCGAATCACCTCACCAGAAGAGTTCGTTGAAAAGGCACTTTTACTCAGAAATCAAGATTTCTTTGAAAAAAAATTAGAAGAATTTCGTGCCAACTACTCTAAGGTTTTGTTATCACAAGAAAAATACTTTGAACTTTTTTCAGAAAAAATGAATTTATCACTTGACTTGTTATGATAACGGTGGTATATTATATAAGTAAGATGAATTGAAAGAGAAAGTTTTGTTATGAGTTCCCCATTTGTATATTTGGTTAAAGAACCAAAAAAGTATGAGGCTTATCTTTACAGGTGGACTGTAAACTTCACAGGGAAAAAATATATTGGGTGGCACAAAGGTCTTGCTGATGGTCACTATCTTCACTCTGGTGAAAACAAACAGTTTGCAATTGATTTTGCGAAAGGAGATAATCTAGGTGAAGTTCTAGATTTTGGTAATTGTTATGAAATGGCTACAAAGGAAAATGAAATGTTGCTAGAAGTTAATGCGAAAAATAATCCAGAATATTACAATGATTCAAATGGTGGTGGTATGTATGTGAAAAAAACTGCATACAAAAGTATATATGCGTTACTTGAATCTATTGAAAATCTTGACGGATGGCAAGTTGAAATGATGGATAAACATGAGTTGAATAAACTTGAAAAATTCCAAGTCCGTTTTAAGAATACTGACCAAACACACATAAATGTTCTTGCTGATATTATGAAGGATTTGATTGCAAACGGTGGTAGTATGTCCGAATGGACACCTTGTGTAATCCTTGAAGATTATAATGGTGAAGATTGGTTGTTTGGTGGAAATCACTCTAATGGTGCTGCTGTAAAACAACGTCATGTTGTTGATGTTCCAGTTATTCGTATTCCAAAATCAATTCACAAAGATTTTACAAAAACTGATTTGAAAGGTCTATCAAATCTTCTAAATCGTCCACCAGAAAAAAGACAAAAAGATAATGATAGAGAAGAACTCATTCAGTATATTGTTGAAAAATATGAAATTGAAGGTGTTCCAATTGATGCTAAAGAAAACAAAGAATACCTAAAATGGAATCGTAAAACTTCTCGTGAAATTAGTGGTATCCTAAGAACCATAAGAACACGAATGAAGGCAAAGGAAAACATTCCGCCTGGATGGAGAATGATTGATTGGACTTCTACACCAAATCAAAAAGATGTCAAAGATATTGTAGATGCATACAATTCTAAACAAAATACTTTTGCGTTTAATATGTCAAGTGGTAATTTTGACTTTGATACAGTTATGGATAAACTGGATGCTCTTCTTGCAATGAAAGATAAGAGAAGAACAGTTGTGGTTGTCCTTACCCACCCAAATTCACCAACAGAGATGGAAAATTGGGAAAACACTTGGAAATCAGTAAACAAAAAACGTGCTAAAAAAGTTTGTTTTTATGGATTGACTCAAGAACAAGTTGAAAAGGGTGAGAAGTGGAATATTCTTATGCACGATTTGGATTGGATGGAAGAACACGATTTGGGATGATTGATACAATCTACATACCAACTTTAGGGAGAAGTCATAATCAGATTACATTTGATAATATGACTTCTTCTGCACAGCAAATAACTAAACTTGTTGTGCAACCAAAAGAACAACACTTATACCCAAATTACCCCATAGTCATTCTACCAGAGAATGATTGTGGGATCACTGCAACTCGCAAGTGGATTTGGGAGCAGGGAAAGAACCAGAGATACATGGTAATGGATGATGACATTAAGATGGCTTGTCGTAAACCATGGCATGATGGTGAAAAGACTAAACGAATTATGACTGATGATGATTGGAAACATATGTTGGAAACAATATCTCAGTGGATGGATTCTGGTATTGCTTGGGGGGGTTGCAGAACTGGTGGACTACCGCCTGCCGGTAGAGAATACATAGACAATACTGGAACTGCCGAGGTATTCTTTTTTGATGGAAAACAATTACCAGAAGCAGATGAATTAGATTGGGAGTTATCAACAGCAGAAGATATATCACTCAGTCTACAACTTTTATCAAAAGGTTATTCTAATAGAGTATGGGATAGATTTGTTTATCTTTCAGATTTTGTTGGAACAGAAGGTGGATGCGCTACTTGGAGAACCCTAGATATTATTAACAACAACCATGCAAAACTTATTGACAAATTTCCAGAGTATGTATCATACAATGGTGAGAAGGAAATGATGGGTGGTATCTTTAAGAAGATTAAAATCCAATACAAGAAAGCGTATAACGACAGTCAAAAAAGTAAAGCATCACTAGAGGAATTTATGTAATGAAAGAAGGAACAATCGTAACCATTGCCATGAGTAATGGAGCAGAGATTATTGGTAAATTTATTAAAGAAGATATGATGACAATTACTTTATATCGTCCAAGATTATTGCAAGCAACTCAGAATGGAATTGGTCTTGTTGATGGTATAGCGATGTCTGGTATATCTCCAACAGGAGATTTCAGTTTTAATAAATCTTCAGTAATGTATATGATTGAGACTGTGAAAGAACTTGCTACAGGTTGGACAAGCCAAACCAGCGGCATTGCAGTTCCACAACAAGGTGGACTCATAAAGTAGTGGATAAGTTTATTCAAGTATATGATAATGTAATTGATGAGTCGTTATCAAAACAACTTATTGCGATGTTTGAGGAATCACCAGAACACCATGAAGAAATTGTTCTGGAAGGGCATCGTTCTTTTACACAGGTGACATTACAGACTCATGCAGAATGGCGTCCTTTTGCTATTGCACTACAAAATAAGTTCAGTGAATATATTGATAAATACATGAAAGACTGTAATATCACTGATATGATGTTTCCAGAACAATTTGCATTTGAAATGTTTCGTATGAAAAGATATATGCCGAATGATGTGGATGAGTTTGCAGATCATGTAGATGTTGGGAACTATGATTCTGCCCGTAGGTTTTTAGTATTCTTTTTATACCTTGATGACAATAAAGCAGGACATACCACATTCCCTCAGTGGGATATTGCAGTGAAACCAGAAACAGGTAGGATGTTGATGTTCCCCCCAATGTGGACACATCTTCATGCTGGAACAAAACCAGTAAAGAAACCTAAGTACATTATAGGCAGTTACTTACATTATGTATAAATTTGTAGAGAATAAAGATAAGACTTGGTCTGGTATTGGACTGACTGAAGAGGCAGGAAAATATCAAGGAGTAGTTTACGAATACGGCAAAGTATCAATTGTAGAGAACGAAGAAAAAACAGCTGCCTCTTTACAATTCGACTTTAATGTGTTAGACTCTAACGGACTACCAAAAGAAATGTTTGATGATGATTTTTATTCAGTCATCGGCAAGATATTGGAAGAACTACTTGAACAACAAATGAATGAGGATGCGCTACAGTATGTCAACACAGACGATTGAACGAACTACACTTAGTAACTTAGTATACAATGAACCATATGCGAGAAAGGTTTTGCCTTTCATCAAACCAGAGTATTTTTCTAATCGTCACGAAAGAGTTGTATTTGAAGAAATCAACAAGTTCATGGAAAAGTATGGTAATCAACCTACTACAGAAGCGCTCTCTATTGAACTAGATAATAGAAAAGACTTGAATGATGATGAGTTCAAGTCAGTTCAAGATATTGTAGAAACACTATCCAATGCAGAAGTTGATATGCAGTGGTTGGTGGATACGACAGAAAAGTTTTGTAAGGATAAAGCAGTCTACAATGCTATCCTCAACGGTATTCAGATTATTGAGGGGAAAGATAAAGAACATACCGCTGAAGCAATACCATCCATCTTATCTGAGGCACTTGCAGTTGCATTTGACCAGAATGTTGGACACGACTATGTAGAAGATGGTGAGAACCGATATGAGTTCTATCACAAGAAAGAAGAAAAACTAGAGTTCGACCTTGAGTATTTCAACAAGATTACGAAGGGTGGAATACCACAGAAAACTTTGAACATTGCCCTTGCAGGCACAGGTGTTGGTAAATCGTTGTTCATGTGTCACATGGCTGCGTCCACACTAATGCAAGGTAAGAATGTTCTTTATATAACTTTGGAGATGGCAGAAGAACGGATTGCAGAAAGAATTGATGCGAACCTTATGAACATCACTATGGATGATCTACATGATTTGCCCAAGAAGATGTTTACAGATCGCCTCTCCAAGATTCAAACAAAGACCAACGGAAAGTTAATTATCAAAGAATATCCAACTGCATCTGCACATACAGGACACTTCAGAAGTTTGATAAAAGAACTGGCACTAAAGAAATCATTTAGACCAGACGTTATCTTTATCGACTATCTGAACATCTGTTCATCTTCACGATTTAAGGGGAATGCAAATGTTGGATCGTATTTTTATATCAAAGCGATTGCAGAGGAACTTAGGGGTCTTGCAGTTGAAAATAATGTACCAATTATGTCGGCAACACAAACGACAAGAGGTGGGTATGCCAATTCAGATGTGGGTTTGGAAGATACATCAGAAAGTTTTGGTTTACCTGCTACGGCAGACCTCATGTTTGCCCTCATCTCGACAGAAGAACTAGAATCTCTAAACCAGATTATGGTGAAACAGTTGAAGAACCGATATAATGACCCTGGCACCAACAAACGGTTTGTTGTGGGCATCGACAGGGCCCGAATGAAACTATACGATTGCGAACAGGAAGCACAGGATGACATTATTGACAGTGGACAGGAAGATGAACCAGCATTTGATAAAACGACTTTCGGAGTGGGTCTTGGAAAGAGCAAGACTTATGAGAAATTTACGGACATCGAAATCAAAGTATAAGGGTATCAAATACTTTGTAAATCGAAATGGCGAGAATTGGGAAGTTGTAGAGTTTCCAACTAATGATGTTGTCTCTACATTCCACAATAAGGTTGATGCTGAGTTGTTATCAGAACGACTCACTAAAAACAAACCTTTTGGTGATAGACCACTGCCTAATTTTATGAAAGGAAACAAGCACATTGACATTTGTGAATAATTGTGTTATTATAAATAGTATTGAAACTATTTGTATGAATGGAAAATGTGTAAATGTTAAACTTTTCAGGCTTCCTAACCGAAGATAAAGGTGGGAAGAATCTACACCTAGAACATATTGAGGACGAGATTCTTAATTTCGGAATTGATGGAGCACGAGGCTCTATCAATTTTGTACGGTCTTTGCGTGATATGTTGGCGGGTGCAAATCGTTCCTCTGTAAACATGACCGTTAAGTGGGATGGTGCGCCTGCAATCTTTGCTGGTATTGATCCAGAAGATGGCAAGTTCTTTGTTGCAAAGAAGTCTGTATTCAACGTAAATCCAAAACTATACAAATCAGTCGCAGAGATTGACGCTGATTTATCTGGTGCATTGAATTCTAAGTTTAAGATTGCACTTGCAGAGTTTTCTAAGTTGGGTATCACTGGTGTTCTTCAAGGTGACTTGATGTTCACTGATG